CAAGTAATTACCAAAGGCCTCAAGTCTGTCTTTATCGCTCAGGTTAAACAGACGGCCGGCACAATGTTGTCAAGCACCGACTGGATGGTGATACGCAAGGCAGAGCGTGGTGTAGATATTCCCGCCTCAGTAACCGCTGAGCGTCAGTCTATTGTCGCCCAGGCTGATGCCATTGAGACTGCAATACAGGGGGTGAGCACCGTTGAGGAGCTCGCCAGTTTAAATATGAGCATTGTAATTTAATAGTCCAAAATCCATAAGGAGCTTTTATGTTTATTATTGACTGGGTGTTCGACAAGATGGGCTACACCAAAAAAGTAGATTGGTCTGCTGTATTTGCAACCTACGAAGTAACAGACAGGCCAGCCAAAATAACAGCTAAAAAAGCTCCGGCCAAAAAAACTTCTAACAAAAAAGCGGCACCCAGAAAGCGGCGGTTAGGGTGATGTCTGAGATTGACAACAATAAAGAGCAAGCAGTGGAGATCGCACTCTTGCGCCGCGATCTTGAAGAGCTCCAGACGGATGTCAAAGAGTTAAATAAAGAAATTAAGTCTTTGGTGTCTGCTTGGAATACAGCAACCGGCCTGGTTGCTTTTGTTAAATACGCCGCGGCTGGTGTTACAGCGCTTGGCGTTTTATGGTTTGCTTTTAAAGAGTTTTTCCAGCGATGATTGAAACCTTATTGGGCTCTTTATTTGGCGGGATATTTCGGATCGTGCCCGAAGTGCTCAAAATGCTTGACGCTAAAAATGAGCGAGCTCATGAGCTGGCCATGCTTGAAAAAGAGATGGAGTTTGCCAAGGTTAGAGGCGAAATTGCTATGCGCGAGCAAGAAACTAGCATGATGAACAATGAGCTGGTCGCCATGGCTGAGGCTATTAAAGATCAATCCGAGAGTGCCAAGGCTGGCGGTAAGTTTGTGGCCGCGTTCTCTGCCCTGATTCGCCCAGGCATCACAACTTGGTTTGTAGTCCTTTACTCGATGGTCAAAATTGCCGCTATGGTGGTGGCTTTTCAAGCTGGTGCTGACTGGAAAGATGTCTTAATTAACTCATGGACTAAAGACGACATGGCTATTCTGATGATGATCGTAACCTTTTGGTTTACTGGCCGAGCGTTTATGCACATCAACAATGGCAAGGGTTGAGCAAGCCATTGGCATAGCCACTGAGCTGTGCAAACACTTTGAGGGTTTTCGTAGTCAGCCGTATATCTGTCCGGCTGGCTATCCAACGATTGGTTACGGTACCGTTTATAAACCTAACGGTACTAAAGTCACCATGCAAGATCAACCTATAAGTAAAGAATTGGCAGAGCAATGGTTGGTTAGCGAGCTCCGCAATAACTATATGGCTGGAGTCCTACGCGCCTCCCCTATTCTGATTGCTCATCCTAAGATCTTAGGGGCTATTACAGATTTTGCCTATAACTTAGGTGTGCCGCGCTACCGAGCCAGCACGCTTAGGAAAAGGGTTGACGCAAAAGACTGGGATGGGGCCGCCACAGAGCTCCATAAATGGGTCTATGGCGGCGGCAAGAAACTGCCTGGACTGGTCAGGCGGCGACAGGCTGAGGCGCAGTACCTTGGTTAAGCACAGCTCGCATTAGTCTCCACGCATTATTTTGTGAACAGCCTAGTGCTTTGGCAACCTCGCGGGTAGTCGGCGCCCTACCATGCTCAGCATGAAAATCCACAATTAACTTGGCAACTTGCGTCTGACGCTCGGTTGGCAATTTGACTAATCCAGCAAATGGAATTGGCTCGGTTGTCATTTTTTACCTCCCTCTAAAAAGGCCAAGCGTTTAGCAAAAGACGCGGTGTGGTTAACGCGCTCAAGTGTTGGGATGCGATCAATGGTTGGCTTGTTTACATCTCTAAGCTCTTTGATCTTGTTAATACGATCTCTGGCTGTGAGCTTGACTGCTTGCGTAACCTTTTCTGCCAACAGTTCGTACGCCTCTGACCAACTTGGATAATCCGGGAACTCGCTCACATCTTTACCTGGGATATATAAAATCCAGTCACCTTTAGTTTGTGCGACTACTTCTGGCGGCATAGTTTCCGGCGGCGAGCTGGTAATTGGTGCGTCAGGAATATCCTCTGGCATATTAATCACACCATCTGCATCGACATGAGATGCCTCTGCCAGCTCCGCGTTTACCTTGTCGAGCTCAGGTATGTCATGCGAGATCACATCTGCTATCGGCCTGGGCGCGGCTAGTGCATCCAATGGATTGCGAGCTGGCGCCTTTGGCGTGATGTCCTTAACCTCACTTGGAAAGTCTTGTGCCTCCTCAGCAGTGATTAAACCTTTAAGCACATCTGGAAACGCATCACGCAGAGCAAAACCTCTGGCTCGCATCTGGAGCATCCGTTTTGGATAGGCTTGCCATGGCCCTTGCTTGCCCCACAGGCCAGCGCGCTTGGCATCCTCGACTGAGAATGTTGCCTTGACTGGAGTGCGATTCTTACGGTGTGCGATGCAGACCGCAACTGGGTTAGCTGTACCCTCACCCTCTATGTGCTCCTCAATACCATCACAAACTGGGCTCGCTTGCACCAATGCCATAGCCGCATCACCATACACCGATGGCTTACCGTTAATGCAAGCAATGTTTTGCAATGCTTGGAGTGGCGCGAGACCAAGCTCCTTACCCCATTGGACTGCAACCAATACATCCTCTGGCTTGCCTTGGTATGCTTTTGGCACCATGCTTGACTTAGCCAACATATCGCTAAACCGCATGGCCTCATCTAAAGTTACTGGCGCAAATCCTTGCTGTTGATTAGTGACTAAGTTCGTCATAAATTTCCTCATTCAAATATTGTTTTAAGGTTTCAAATACCAATCCAACGATGGCCTCGACCATCTCCTCTGCCCTGTCCTCCATGGACTCTGGCAATGCGTTCATAACTGCTACTACTGCTTTGTCTCTTGCGGTTTCAAGAGAATTGAAATTAATACTCATGTCGCGCTCGCTTTCTTTATTGATAGTGTTGATTGCCTTACTACATAGGCTGGCTTTGCTGGCACCACTTTCTCTGGCTGTGCTTTGTAACTACGCATCCCCCATTTGATTAAGTAATCTCCAGCAATAGCCATGCCGTTGTCTTTCATTAATTCTTTGATCTTGGTCTCGTGCTCATCAATCTCTGCTTGAAGTAATGCCATTTGCTCTTTGTTAGCCAAAATTTTTTGAGCCCAATCACCAACCGAATGGCCAAGCGGCACAGGCTCTAATTCTTCTGTTGCTTTTGGCCAGACGCGATCCGCATCTTTAGAGTCTTGTGGTGCGTAGTAATCAATGCCGCCAGTCTCTTTCCAGAAGTCCAACTTTTTCTGAAACACTGTGCAAGCCTTGTCGATCGCATCCAAGGTGTCCTCGTGCGGGGCAAAAATAAAGAGCCGAAGCTCTGTACCTTGATAAAGGGTGGCAACGCATCCCCATTTGGCTTGCACAATATCCATTTGTGCCTGGAGCTGTACCGGCCCTCGCCACAGTGGTGGCACTTCTTCTGCTTTGACGGCGGTGAGTTTTGCCTCTAGCACTCCTAAACCATCTAGAGTGATAGAGTCTTGGCCGATGACATAAATCCCTTTTGCCGGATCAGTCGTAACTACTTGGCCTGTACCCATGCCAGTGCCATCCAAACTGCAACAGAGGGGCAAGGCTTGGTGAAAGCAAGCATTTGGGTGGTCTAGCACTAAGTCAGATAATTCAAGTCGCTTAGCGGCCTCTTTTAAGATCAAAGGCTCTAACTGGTTGCCCCAATCCATAGACTCATTGGTACTGTCCTCGCGGACACCTCCTTGAAGTGCATGGATTGAGTACAAAAGCTCGTCATTAGCTGACCGATACTTAGACAACCCCATAACGGCCGGGAGACGGCTCGCCGATAGCATAGTGTCTGGCGTAACCTTGCTAACCATGTTGCATCTCCCTGGCCTTGACTCTGCCCTCAGCGGTGATACGCCAGACGGTTGCAAAGCGGCCATGCTCTGTCTTGCGAGTAAGTCCTGAGTCCTCAATCAAACCGTTTTTAGTCAACATGACACGCAACGGCCGATAGCTGTCGCCGCTTAGCTCGGTAAGCACTTGCCCCTCCTGGTCAGTAATCCCCTCCCAGGCTTTTGAATAAAACAAATCCAGCAAGGACATCATTCGAGATGAAAACTTGGGAGCTAAGGCGGCCGCAGATGCCCTACTCGTTTTGGAATGGCGTTGGTGCGGTGGATAGGCCGCATTAAAGTCGATCGCGTACTGGATCATTTTTCGCCCCCTTGCTCATTGCGAGCCGCAAGATGGCGAAAGGTTGCCCACTTCTCTTGATACCTAATGTCCTCGCTTGGGGGCATCCATCCAAATTTTTTTAATGTCAGGATGACATTGGTCTTGGCTGACGGTATGTATTTACGATTGATGTCTTGGGTAATGAGGCTCATAGCGAACCCCCTACACCAATCACAATAACCAGAAAAGCAATAAGGCTTATTGCGCCAAGGGTTTTTTCTAAATTAGTTTCTGTACAGTAGAAACCCTTAGAACTTTTATTAAAATTAAAAATACTATAAGTATTTTTAAGCAATAAATTGCTTTTGTTTGCTACACAACCTATTGATTTTTCTGCGCTTATAAACCCATTAATGATTATACGCAGATCAGAATTAGGCTTTTTTCTTAACATATTGATTTTGCTCATAATGCTCCTCGTTTTATAAGTGTTAATTGCCTTTTACAATCTTCAAATGTCTATTTTTGTTTACCTACTACATTTAGTCATAGCCGTTTGAAAGGCTTTTGGCTTTTCTCATGGCTTGTTCGCTACCTTTTTTGTCGCCTCGTAAGGCTAATTTGGATCTATAACTCTCGATGGCAAAACGGCCAGCAGTAATACGCCAAATATCCGGCCGATCATCGTAATACGCAATTCTGTGCAACTCCTTTGTTAAATCTTCCAGCATGGTTGCCGCCCACTTAACATCCTCAACGGTCAAAACTGGGATGTCCAAACGGCAGTTCAGACCGCGACCAACTCGGTTGAAATACTTGGCCAATTTTTCACGCTTGAGATTGTATTCGCCATCCAAAGGCTTAATTGACTTCACTCGGTTATTCATTGATCGTCTCCAATTTGTTTGGAAAACTCTTTGTCAATCAAATCTGCTTTGCGCTTTGCCTGATTATTATTTGGCATATTTTTGTGGCGCAAATACATAATTACACCGAGCTGTCCAAAAATGGAGATCAATACAGCAATTACTATGACAGTTTCTTGGCTCATAGCGTGAGCTCCTCATTTAATGCGTTTCATTAGGTTTGCTACCTGACTAGCGTACCATTCGCGGTTACCGCGAGGCGTCTCTACGCCCCTAGACTCCAATGCCTGGGCAATATCGCGCAATGTTTTAGCGCCGCTTTTCTTGATAATGTCGCGTACTACTGGGCCAACACGCTCAGCGTAGGTATCAGCTTTTTCTTTAATAACCCTAACGCCAACCTTGGAACCAATCATTGGATCGGGAGCGCCAAGCTTAACGCCCTTGCGCTTTAATGCGTCAAGTGCTGACTTGGTACGCTCACCAATTCTGCGGCCCTCATACTCGGCAAAAACGGCCATCATTTGTAAAAATGTACGGTCTGCCTCTGGCATATCGGCACAGATAAATTTGACATTCGAGTTCAGCAACTCTGAAATGAACTGAACATCACGAGCCAAACGATCGAGCTTAGCTACCACAATGGTAGCCTTTTGCTTTCTGCACAAATCAAGCGCTGACTTGAGCATTGGTCGATTGGCTAACTGCTTGCGTGTGCCTGATTCGATCTCGGTAAACTCGCCAACTAATTGCCATTTGCCGCCGTTAAGAAATAAGCGAACAGCGTCTTGCTGTGCCTGTAAACCCAATCCTGACTGGCCTTGGCGGTCAGTGGACACGCGGTAATACGCTACGAACTTCCCACTGTGTGTTGCCATATTTAAACCTCCTGTATCTCGGTGGGTTGATTAAGTTCTGACAGTATGGGGGAGTCAATATCCTGTTGTCAAGAATCCAAATGGTATTTTTGTACTATTTTTACTAGGTGTTTTCCCTATGCGCTGACCACATTGCAATACCTTGTCTGGACTTGTACAGTTACCACTGCGATATACCTTTTGGATTATGTACATGAATAAACCGACCATGGTGCGTTTGACGCCACAGACTAGAGAGCTGTTAGAGCGCGCCTCCAAGGATCAGCGCCGGTCAATGGCCAGTCTCATTGAGGAATCAGTCAAGGTCTATCTATTGCCTAAATACGCGCCAGTCAATGAGCGCATTACACGCTTTTTGGGCGGCAAATGAACGGCCGCGGGAAACGAGCCAAGGGCGCGGCTGGCGAGCGTGAGCTGTGCGCCCTACTCTCTGATGCGTTTGGCACTGTGGTCAAGCGCAACCTTGGCCAAGCCAGAGATGGTGAGGATGACATCACCCTCCCCCCATTTCGCATTGAAGTTAAACGCCAGGAGACGCTCAAGATCGAGCCATGGTGTTTACAAGTCGAGGCCGCGGCAAAGCCTGGAGAGATCCCTGTGGTGGCTTTTAGACGCAACGGCAAGCCCTGGCGCGTAGTTCTACGCCTGGATGACTTTATCAAGCTTTCAAGAGAGGAGATTAGTGACAAGGGGAACTGATATTGAGCTCCCCGATGGCCGCGTGGTGAACAGTTACAGCGAGGAATGGCGCTGTCATTGCGAGGCCAAGTGGGTGTTTAAGCGATTTAGGACTAAAAACACCAGGCAAAAGTACCTAGCCGAAGTGTTTAAAGAGCGTGGGCAAAAGGGTTACGAGCAGTTATACGAAGAAATGATGCGGATATGGAAACACAAACAAGGAGAGGTCACGCAATGAAAAAGATTGCCGCTGTACTACTGACAACATTCTGCGTGTCAGCTCAGGCCGAGGTGGTGGCTTATATCAACAATAAAGGTGGTGGCCGCATCGTATTTACCGATGAGGCTTGCATTGTGGGCAAGAAAAACTACGAGCCACTGCGCCGAATGTATGGCTATACCAAGGATGGCACCAGTTCAGACGGCTGTTGGGCTATTGAGCACGAGATGGTGGTCGCTGTCTGGGAAAACGGTGAGAAGTTTCGCTATACGCCGGATATGTTGGTAATCGTCAATCGCGGTAAAGGCTCAAACCTATGACTATCAAGAAATCTGACTGGGTTGTGTTGCGTTTGATCTATGACATTGAGCAACCGGCAATCTTGACTTGCGAACAACTAATGGCGTTGGCTTATTTGGTGGACACATACGGCGACAAGGTGGTGCGTAAAGCAGTGCTAGAGCTCCACAGGAGTTTTAAATGAGCTCCTGGCTAATCATTCTGACTGGCTTGATCTACGGCTATGTGGCCATCGAGCAAGGATTTAAAGGTAATACCGCAATGGCAGTCGTATATAGCGGTTACGCATTTAGCAACATTGGATTATGGATGGCAGTGAAGTGAACAAAAAGAGACCACAAGACTATAAAGACCCATTAAAGAGACAAATGACTGAGATGACAACACAAGAAGTGGCCGACATATTGGGAGTAAGCAAGACGGCCATTATTGATATTGAACGCAGAGCATTGGCCAAGGCTAAACGGATTGTGAAAGCCAGGGTTAAGCAAAACGACATCTTGCCGGATTGATATGAGCGCCCTCTTGAAACCGATTGACAACATCGTGGAGTTCAAGCTCCCAAAGAAACCTCGTATTAAAGAAAAGGAGTACGAGCCGTACGAAAAAGCGTACTGCATTACTCCATTTCGAGCCGCGGCCGACAAGCGACTGCATGAGGGAACACTGCGCGTGCTGATGATGCTGTGCTCATACACCAACCGAGCTGGCATCACATGGGTTGGTCAGGCCAAGATTGGTGAACGCCTTGGTATTACCAAGCAAGCAGTGAATAAGCAAATGAAACTCTTGCAAGAGCTCGGATACATCGAAGTGGTCAGCAAAGGATTTAGAGCTGAGCGAGCCAATACTACAAGAGTGATCTTTGATCCCAATATCAGCGCTGAGGATGCGATAGCAATCGTCTCACCCAAAGAGGATGCTAGACCTCCGCACATGATCGAAAAGGAGATGCGTGAGATGGAGAAACAGTTTGACAACCAACGAGAGCAAGCAAGGAAAGGATTTACTGAGATGGTACGAAAGATGACAACAATTGATGCAAACAAGATCGACACCAGTGAGAAACCGACTGACTCAATCACTGTGAGAGAGATGAAACAGAAGATTAAAAAGGTGCAAACCAAGGGGAAAAAGACTGTGGATAACTTATCTCATAGTCAACTCCATAGTCAACCTGATAGTAAACCTCTAGAGGTTGACCAATTGGTAACTGATAAGGTAGTTAGTAAGGTTATTAATAAAGATTTAATAAACAGTTTAATAAATAAAAATATAAAAACTTATAAAGAATTAGTTTGGTCAACTTTCAAAATTGAAAGACAAATGAATGAACAAGATTTGAAAGTGATGACTGAACTGGTTGAGTCTGGTTTGACTGAACAGATGTGGACAGATGTTGTCACTGACATTCTGCAAGCCATGAAAGACAAGCGGCAAGATCCTCCTCATCGCATCGGTTATTTCAGAGATGGACTGATGCAAGCTCTCTCTGCTAGTCACGAATACCTCTAGGAATTGATTAGAGGCATCTAGGAGATGAGATCAATGGCAAGGATGAGCAAGGGTAGCCAGTGTGCACGATCGTTCAATACAGATCGTTTAAATCATTCTGTACAACAACCAATCGTTCGTATGGATTTCGTACCCCTTGTACAGAGGTGTGTGTCTGAGGCGCAACCCAGTCAGTGTAAACAAGTCTGGCAAGGGCTGGCGGGTCTGTCCGATTGGAAAACGACCCTTTGCCCTCCCCCCTATTTCCCTATGGCGTGGGGTGCCCCTCCAAAATTTTTCTCACTTTTTTCTTAAAAACAAAGGAGCACTTATGCAAGAGGCATTTTTAATCCCTGACAACAGGAGTGGACTTGAAAAGGAGTTGCACGACTGGGTAAAGACCAAGCTCCGGCAAGGTCACTCCCTACACACCGTTACGCGGACTCTGATTATCGAATCCCAAAAGTTACATGACACAGCAGATGTGGTCACTGCGATTGATGACCACAAAAAACTACCTTAAGGACTCACATGGCGTATCAACAAAAACCTGGCTACTTCTCGCTCTGGCCAAACGATAAAAAAGAAAAGGACACTCACCCAGATTGGAAAGGGTCGATCACCCTACCCGATGGCACTGAGTGTTGGTTTGACTGCTGGAATAAGGTTAGCGCTAAGGGGCAAGCCTATTTGAGTGGCAAGGTGGGTAATCCTAAGCCTGGCCATGCCTATTCGCCAGAGAAAGCGGATATGCCGCTGACTGCACCGGCGACTGATTCGGATATTCCATTCTGATGGCCACTAAATTTGCCAAGCAAATACCGACCGTTAAGGGTTGGGGTGGTGTGCGCTCGATCCAAAGACGCTTGGAGCGCTCGGCCACGATCATGGAAAACCGCGAGGCGGTGGCTTACGCCCTACTTTGCATGGCCAATACCAAGATCACCGACATTATGAAGTGGGAGGAGGAGGATGGCGAGCTCAAGGTCAAGGTCAAACCCGCCTCCGAGATTCCAGACCATGCCTTGCAGTCGATCAAGTCGATCAAGATCAACAAACAAGGC